CTCCCCCTGACTATTTGTTGGTTTTTCCATTATACAAATTTTACTTCACAAGCACCACCTGCACAAGCAACTTCACCACTTAAATCAGTGTTGTCATCAGATTCTACAATCTTAGACAAATCCACATCATGTAATGCCTTCATAAGCTCTTCGTACTTTTCTTTAGTACAATCTTCAAAAGGTGCTTGAATATATGTTCCTCCGTCATAAGGAAGAACTGAAAGTCCATTATAATATTCCTTATTTTCCCACATCCACTCACCAACTGCAGGCCATTCGTGTTCACGAATTGAAATTGTTGCAGATACATTGTGAGCATTTGAACCACTTCTGTGACCTGGTTTAATCCACTCTTGTTGAACTTTCTTTACTCGTTCAAGTAATTGAATTGGAGATTCGTTTCTTAGGATTGACCCTTCAGGTGCTTTTTGTGGAATACCAATTACTGCAGTGTCGTGTGGTCTGAAATATTCATCTTCAATAAGTTCAGGGTGATTGACTGCCAAGTAAGAATACATTGATTCATTTTTACCAACTCTTACTCTTCTGATATAGTAATCATTATGCCAAGCGTGAATTCCACTTGAAGTTCCCAAAGTCAAAGACGTTGTTCCTGCCGGTTTAACTGTTGTTGTTCTAGCCGCAGGATTGATACCTAATAGTTCAGCAACTCTTTTATTTTCTTCTTTCACAACTTTAGCTGCTGACTTCATATTAAGTCCAAGAACAGCACCTGAACCAATACCCGTCATTGAAATCCCAATCAACGCATCTTTTTCTGTTGTTCTCTGCCAAATAGGTCTGAGATAGTGGAAGTCAGTGTATCCCGCTTGAAGTGTTCCAATGAACGAAGCCGCTTTAACTCTGTCTTCGTAATCTTCCTGTGAAACTACGTTTGATACGTTTACCTCAGTTAGGTTACAGAATTGGAAAGGACGAAGTGCAATCTCACAACAAGGATTAGTTCCCCAATCTTTATCGTTTGATAAGTAGATACCAGGTTCACCAGCACCGCTTGCCTCAATTCTTTTCCAAAGGTCCATAAAATAGTCCTTTGTAATTTTGTGTCTCATTAGCACAGCTGAGTTGTTAGCTCTACCTCTTTGTGGATTTGTTTCCCACCAAGAACCGCTTTTACAACCAATCATTTCTTCATCAGTTGCCGAAAATAATGAAATAAGTGCTGCTCTTCTTATACCGCCAGCCAACACCGCGTCTGCAATGTGACATACCATATCATGTACCTCTATAGGCCTTAACTTATCGCCATCTTCTTTAGAATCTAAGATACCTTCTAATTTAATCAAACATTCCTTAAGTGGTTGAGGTCCAGGTGCTTTACCACCTGAAGTCACAAGACGTGCTCCTTTTGGTCTGATGTCACTAAAATCAAAAATGATATGTGAACCACCGAAGAAATAAGATTTAACCAATACTTTAACAGCATCTGCCCAACCTTCTATTGAATCGGCAACCAGCCATCTTCTACCTCTTTCTTTACTTGGTTTTCTAATCTCAGGTAATACGTCAGTATGGTGCTTTTGAACAGAATAACCTACCCCTGTACCTCCAAGTAACAAAAACATAATCTCAGAAAAAACTCTCCAATCATCTACAGGTGCATAAGCACAGTTGTAAATTCTGTTTGGAGAAATTTCAATTGGTTTGCCTGCAAATTGCATTGACCTCATTGAGGGTAACACTTGCTTTTTGTAAACATACATGTAATTCTCTCTAATCTCTTTTTCGAGCTGTGGAAACTTTTTGATATGCATCTCCATGTTTCTTGTGACTAATTCTTGCCACGTCTCTCTTCTCTTAAGTTCTGGAATATACTTTGCGTATTTCATATACACTGTGATATCCGATAAAATTCTGTTTGAAATGTCCATTTTTAAAATTTTAACATTAGTTTTTTTATCAAAAAATCGTTGATTTTTATGATAAATATGGTGTCGGAGCCAAAGCGACCGACATTTTAATTTAAAAAAAATAAGTTTTTTTCTGAAAAAGTAGATATTTAGAAATTAAGAATTTGGAGTTTGTTCCCTTTGTTTTCTTTTTTCCAATAATTCTCTAACTCTATCTCTTTTTCTTTCCTCTTGTTGTTCCTCAAAACCTAAGAAAGTCACTGATGATTCAGTATCAATCTCCAAGAGTTCGTTGTTGAATTTGCAGTTTTCGAACACAACACCGTCTTTACCGAGACGAGATTTTGTAATTGCGATTGTTGCAAGATTCATTTCCTTTTGTTGAAGTGTTTTGGCCACTGTGATGATTACGTGACCGACTTGAGCCTTCTTAATTGAACCACCCATTTGGTCGGTGGTTACAACCTCAGATGAAATTGAACTTCTATTGCCTTGGGTGGCAGTCCATCCAACGATATTTAGTTCGTGACACATGGCTTCGAATGCTCTCATAACCGAACCCTCAGCCTTCCATTCGTCTTTAGCAGATGATTCAGGTAATACACAATCGATATAATCTAACAGAATCAAATCAATTTTTGTTCCGTCAGCAATCATCTTTCTTACTTGGTTTTTGATTTGACCCATGGTAGCAGTATCTGATGCCATCTTCTTCAATACTAGTTTGTTTTTCATGGTTTCTTGAATCTCGCCAATTTTGGATAACACCTCTTCCTTATGGTTAGCTAGTTCATCAGGTGCAATACCAGTCCAAATGGTAAAGTGTTTTCTTTGTACAATTTTTGGATTGTCTTCGAAAAATATTTGAAGAACATTGTAACCCATATTGAAAGCAGTATTTGCAATCTTAGTTAAGATTGTGGTTTTACCCACACCAGTTGGTGCTAAAATAACTCCGATTTCACCTTTAGCCAAACCTCCCTTTAACAAATTGTCAATACCTGGTATTCCAATTGGAATTGGGTGACGATAATCCTCATCCAAAACAGTATCTAACCCTGTAAAGATATCCGAAACATTTTTTTCGATTTGACCTACCTGAAGAGCTTCTCTAACAAGACCTTCAACTTTATCATAGGATTCAAAATCACCTTCAGTTATGATTTTTTGTGCTTTGTCCATCGCTTTCTGTAGTTCTTGTTGTTTACAGAACTTTAATGCTTTTTCTTGGACAAACTGTGTTCCTTCAAAAGGAGCTTCCTTGATTTGTTTGAGAGTATCTAATACGATTTTACATACTAACTCTTGTGATATTTCAGATTTTATGATTTGGTCTAATGTATCGAAGTTTGGTGCGGATTCATACTTCTTATAATATTCCTTAATCATCTGAGTAATGATTTTGAAATATTTGTTATCAAAGTAAGACGCCTCAAGCACATCTAAAATCGAACTTGCAAAGTCCTTATCCTCAATGATTTGGTTAATTAATTGTATCTGAAACGTGTTCCCTAAATAATCAAAATTCTTATTCATAAAAATGAAATATACCCCCTCTTATTCTAAATACTTACTTACTTAAATCAAATTCGCAGTACTGGTAAGATAATTTGTTTGTTGAAAAAATGTCAGTTAGTTCACGGAGAACTTCTTTTAAAAATGGTCTTACATCAACCGTATAACGAACTTTTGGTGGGAACTTTTTTCCATCGAAAGTTCTCTGACAAATTGTCGTGTCTCCAACTTTTACATAGATGTAAAAATTTTCAGGTCCGTCAGTTTGTGATGTCTCCATAATTTTTGGGTCAACAATAATTGATTCTTTGTTATCTAACATGTAAACAACGGTTTTCATCTTCAGATGATACTCGAGTTCATCCTTCAAAGATTTAATGAATTCATAAAACTCGATTGAGTTTTTTGCAATAGGATTGTACCCCTTGACGTTGAAGAATCTTTGAACAACAATGTTGTCGTTAAGAGTTAAAAGAAACTCCATTTTCGTACTGTCTTGCTCTTTCATAATTAATTTTTTTGTGTGTTTCGTTTTTCTTTTCTTGTGAGTTTTAAAAAAGGTTTTAGGAAGTTAACCCAAGCTTCGTCATTCTTGGGGAGATACTTAAAGAGACCGTCTTCCATCATCAATCTCATTAAGTTTTTGTATCCTCTGTCGGTAGGGTCAATGGTGTCTGTATGAATTTGTTCTACAAGTTGTTTTCCTTCTTCTGTTAAGAGGGGGTTTTTAAGGTCAACAATTTTAGTATTAATCTTATAGAACTCTTCACCAAATATACCATTTTTAGTGCGTCCCGTCAAAAGATTCGATAAACTTTTAATTGGTTTTTTTTGTGGGATATTTCGTGCATTATCGAGAATTTCGTCAATAGTGCAGGGTTTCTCAAGCATTTGTGGGAAAAGTTTGACTAAAGTTTTTTCACCTAAACCTTCAATACCATCGATGTTATCTGACTTATCACCAGTAAAAATCTTACACATCAAAACATTATAGTGTGGGATATCAACTTTGTTAATTGTTATCTTATCACCATTTTTGAAATATGTTTTTTGTACTGGAGAATAAATTGTTACGTTTTCAGATATTAGTTGAGTTAGGTCTTTGTCTCCTGAAAATATTATAATTTTTTCATCCGTGGCTACGGAACAATAATGGGCAATCAAATCATCAGCTTCGTTGTTATTCATTTCAACTTGTCTGACAAAAATTTCTTCCAAATACATTTTGACTCTCGACTTTTGTTGTAAGTATGAATCGTATTTGTATTCATTCATGTCTTGACGACGGTTACCCTTATATTGAGGATAAATGGATTTTCGAATTGATGAATTTGAATCCCCGTCCCAAAACACAACCACTTTATCGTGATTATGTTCCTCCAAAAATCGTCTAAGTGTATT